GGGGCGATTCGAAAGAGGGCGGTGGAAGCGTGTGGAGGCAATGACAAAGCCTGTATCGACCTCAAGGTCGACCAGATGACTCAGGCGGCTCTACTTGCCAAATCCAATGCCGTGACTGCAGATACCCCGGTCATCACCGGACAACGACTGACCGTGAATACCATCGATGCGAATGGTCAGCGGAAAAAGATTGTCATTGCCGGTGGTCAAAAGTTCACATTGAATGGTGTGAGTTCGAAAGACCCGCGGGACCCGAGCAATTTCCTTCCGTCTTTGGATGACGCAGCATCTATGGCTCTGACCTTTTTTATAACTGCAGTTCTCACGTTGATATGGGTGTTTGGTGTCGTTGCGGCGTACTCGCTGTTTTCACAGGAGGGTGGCAATAAGTACATTGGTATCGCAGTGGCGGTGATTGCAATTCTGTTCCCGTGGACTGGGTACGGATTCATCATCCTCTACTTTGCCGGTCGTGCGTTCATGAATGAATATAGCGCCTAAGGACAATGCTTGAACTCCGTTGGATTGTAGCGGGGGTGATTACGGGACTCCTGCTCTCGACCATTGTCATTCCTCCGAATCGCGTGACCAAGTCCGTGCCCTCCCCCCACGACACCAGCGTGTATCGGACCGATACGGGGTGTGTCCGATTTTCCTCCGTCGAGGTACCCTGTGGAGCTGAAGCGGATTCACTGAATCTCTTGGCAACTACTAATGGTCCGCTTGGTCGAAGCTCTTAATCGCGCAAGTCCCTTTTTTTCGTTCATCGTGGGGCTGGGTCTCTCGGTGCTTGTCTTTCATAGGGCGTATACGAGTACCCAAACTCTCGCAATCCCTCTAGAGAAGGCGACCGACCGAGTCGTCAAGGCCGATGGCAAATGCTGGAGATACCGCGTGGAGGATGCCGATTGCGAAACCTCTCGCTAGAACATAAATGGACGACTCAACTTCTCTCGATGCCCTGTTGCCGTCTCCCCAGGGACCCCAGTCTGCACCGCCCATGATTCCTATGCCGAGTATGGGAATGGCGCCCTCGTCGGGTATGGCCCCGTCGTTCAAGCCGTCTCTCCCCGGGATGCGGTGGATGGCATCGTCGGCGAGTCTGTACATTGCCTTCTTTATTGCAGCAGCCGTGGTCTCCCTGTCGGCTCCTCGTCATCTCCTCCTCCAGTATGTGCCGAATGCGTACACGGGCGCAGGGGTGGTGAGCTATACGGGTGCCGCAGTTCTTGGAGCTGCTGCGGTTGTTATCGCCAATGTGGTGAATAGCTTCCTCTCTCAGATTCTCGGATAAAACGGATGTAGTTTCCACATCCATAGGACCTGTATTCAAGATGCCCGACTTCGATTCTATCTACCCCAAGCACGAGAGCGAAATGCTCCAAGACGCCTACGATGCAATCTCCCAGTGTGAACTGTGGGATTGGATGCGAACCTTTACACCCCACCCAAATGATGGGTTCATGTTTAGCCACGACCCAAACCTTACCCGAATCACGGATGTAATGAAGTACGGACACAGCGGTGCATCCTGGGGGTGGACAATGCGGGTGATGGAGATCGTGGCCAAGACAGGCGGATGGGAGGCCTACAGAGACAGCATTGTCGGAAAGTGGCCCAAGGACCGCCCTGTCTGCCCCTGCAGGGCCCAGAAGGGACTGAAGATTGGATGGTGCGGTGTGGCTGGCTTTGGCGTTCCCGGGTGTGAACACTAAAGGAGCAATGTTCAAACCCGACTACCTTCGCCAACCCCCTGCATGGTTCAGCGCACGGATTCTTGTAGGACCTGGAGAACACCTTACTCGGCAGATGGTACGCTCTGCTGGAATCACTCACGTCATCAATTGCGCCCAAGATGGATTCTGTCCCGGCTGGTGGAAGCATGAGCACCCCGACAAGTATGCGGTGATGAATGCGATTGACAGCCTTGAGCACAATATTTTGGACTGGTACCCTCGATTCGAAGCCACCCTTCGCGAGTTTTTGCGTGGGTCTCTGCATGGTGTTGTCTACGTCCACTGCCATGCGGGAATGAATCGGTCAGCCAGTCTCGCACTGGCATACGTGTGTAAAAACTACTCCTTTCCACTTTCATTGGTGGTTCCGGCCGTCCGGAGTCAGCGGCCCTGTATTCTTCAAAATCCCGTCTTCATGACACAGGTGCAAACATTCATACAGGATGGACGTCTTCCGAGTTCGTAAAATCCGGGACTCCATGTCCGCAGGATCGACGCCCGGGACATTAGACTCGCTTCACCAGACCATCGTTCAAGGCCTGAAAGAGTCCAAGACCCATCAACTCTCTCTTCGGGAAGAGATGGACAAGCTCCGAGAGGAAATTTCAACTCTCTACAGCAGCAATGACCTTGATAACATCACCAAGGCGACCCAGCTTCAGGGCCGTCTGAGAGATGTAGAGGAAGAGTTAGTGCACGTTCATCCGGTTCAGGAGTATTATTTGAAAAACATGGACCTGCTGGATGAGTACTACAAACGTGCCGATGCAGGAGGAACCACTCCGGCAGCCGCACCGAAGGATGCCAACACATTTATGAAATTCTTTGACCAGCCCGTGACAGAGGGTGTGGGGTCGACTCGAAAGCAAATGTATGATGAGTATGTTCAGCGGATGAAGCTGTCGGCAGGACCTGAGGTGACTCAGCTCATGACGGAGCACTGTACGACCTGCAATACGGCGCGGGAGGAGATTACGTCGGAGGGAATCCTGGTGTGTCCGTTGTGTGGGTCGGAGGAGTATGTCCTCATGGTGTCCGACTTCCCAAGCTTCCGCGACCCACCCAAGGAGCGCAACAATTACGCGTACAAGAAGATCAACCATCTCAATGAGATTCTCAATCAGTTCCAGGCGAAGGAATCGACCATCATTCCCGAGGATGTCATGAATGAGGTTGTGTTGGAGATTCGGAAACGGCGCATTGCGAACATTGCCGATTTGACGGAGGAGGACATACGGCAAATTTTGAAGAAGCTCAACCGGTCCAAGTATTATGAACATCGCGCCCACATCCTTTCCAGACTCAACGGCAATCCGCCTCCTACCATTACGCCTGAAATTGAAGAGAAAATTCGAACCATGTTTCAGGATATTCAAGCGCCGTTCCTACTCTATTGTCCCAATGACCGAACCAACTTCCTCAGCTACTCCTACATCCTCTACAAGTTCTTCGAGCTCTTGGAACTCGACGAGTACAAAGTCTTTTTCCCACTACTCAAGAGCCGTGACCGACTGATTGCCCACGACCAGATTTGGAAGAAGATTTGCGACTATTTGTTGTGGGAGTTTATTCGGAGCGTTTAAAGTTTGTGAATGACCTTTGGAGGAGGCGTTGGCTTGTTCGCCCACAGATGTGCACCGGTGGTGGCGACAAGGGCAGTCTCTAGGAGTCGGATACGCTTCTCGGCCTCGGCAATAATGGCCCGTTCCCGGGCAATCTGAATGAGGATGTTGGCATTCATGGTAAACTATGATTCACGTCAAGTCGACGGTGATACGTCCGTTTTGGAAGACGATTCGGGAGAGTCCCGCAACACCGGTACAGCAACCTTTCTCCCCCACACATGCCCAAGGGCTGCAAGTGAGTCGATGAACGCCGTCGTGGGATTCCACCGCCCAAGTTCACTCGCCCGATAGTCGTATGGATAGGCATGGTGGAAATTGTGCCATCCCTCACCCACCGCCACAATGGAGGTGAACGGGCTCTCAGCCGGAGGGATGTCCTTGTACGGACGGATACCCCACGTGTGCGCCACGCTATTGACACACCACGTTGCATGGAGGAGGATAATCCAGCGCAGAACTCCAAAATACAGATATGCGTTCCATAGGCTGTGGCCCCACCACATCCCATAGAGCGCCGGAAGACCAAAGCACCCAACGTGTGACAATATAGGATACCATCGCTTCTGGAACATGACTACTCCGTCTGCCTGGAGGTCTTCCAGAAGTGGCATATCCGTGCGCTTCGGCTTGGTCTCAAGAAGCCATCCGATGTGTGCATAGAAAAAGCCCCGCTGAATGGAGTGAGGGTCCCTGTCGGTATCGCTGTACAGATGATGAAGACGGTGGTCACGTACCCAATGATAGAGGGTGCCTTGGTGAGCGATGGTGTTCGCTACCATGAGAAGGATACGTGCGGGAAGAGATGCCGAGTATGACCGATGAGACCAAAGACGATGAGCTCCTGCCGTAATTCCAAGCACCCCAACCCATTGGGCGGTGAAGAGTACGTGGGCCAGAGTTCTCCAGGACGGACCCGTCCAGAGGGCATACATTGCGAGTGCGTGATGGGCTCCGAAATAGATGATATTACGCCAATGAAGTCCCATTTACCTTGGGAAGAGGAAAGTTCACCGGAGTGTCTACGACCAGTCGATGAGGATGCCCTTGCGGTGCTCCCGGACTCCTGGGCGCACATCAATCCACTCCTCCGAGTGGCTAATATCGCATCCGGGGAACCGTTCCTTGAGCCCTTCTACAATATCGTCCGGAGTTACATCGTAGGGTGGTGGGTACGTACTTCCCACACACGCCTCGTGGGGGATCACGAAGAGATACGAAGACTTTCCCGCAGTGGCTGCATGTTGAACGCTCAGAAAGACGTGCCGGTCGATATACGACTGAATCGCCTTTAGGCGGCGGTTGGCGGGGATTGCCTGAAGGTCATCGCGTGAGAAGGTGACGGAGAATTGCATTGTGAATACTCCGATTCATCTGGTGGGTTCAGTATCCATTTTGAGCCCAATCGTATTCCTGGAGGGTTGAACTTTTTACACCTTAGAGTACAGATGCGTACTCGTCGGACCCTCCGGAAAGGTGGAAAACACACACGATGTGGTTCGCCCGACCAAATCATTCATGCTGTCTCCCAACTCAAACGGTTTGCAGAACGGGCCAAGGAGGGTAAGGAGTTCCGAGTCCTTCAGTTTGGATACAACCTTGGACGCCTTCAGGAGATGATGGACTGCCGGAAGGAAAAGATGAATGCAGTATGGTGGACTCCTATTGAACCTCTCGTGG